TTAAAACCTTCTCCATCCTGTTCATAGCTATAGGCTGACAAATCTCCCGGAACCCCGAGAGCCTCTTGGTTGAACTGGAGTCTCTGCTCAGAAGTCCAATTCTCTTGAGGTTTAGGAACCTTATCTCCGCCAATAAGTTTGTTGGCATGGTATCCTTGTCGCGCAAGTTGGTCGATTGCTTGTTCATAATTGTCTGCCTTGATGTTATTTAGGTAAGGGCTCTCCTTGATGGACGCATCACTGATAGAGTCTCTCCAATTAACAGGCTGTTGATGTTCGACATTTGTTGCGGCCGAACCGAGTGAGCTACCCTGAGTTTGTGAGCCTTCGGACGCTACTGCGCTACCCTCAACCACTCCTTCAGGACTTCCTTCTTCATTGGACATTGTATTGTTCCTCTGCTAGTTTTTCATATTTCTTAATTATCTTCTCGCGCATATCCTCTGGACTTACATCCAATATGTGCTTGAAGAGAGAATGAACGAATCGCTGACGCTCGTTCATGCGCGTCAGTTCTTCTAAAGTTCCACCTCCGTAGTATTTCGTAATACCAGCCCACTCCATCAAATGATCGAGTATAACAATAGAATCATCATCCAGTGTCATAAATTTATTCTTGTAGGCTGTTTTTACTTTGTCTTGGCTGTTATTAAACAACTCCTAATCCTTTCTCTTGTGCGGTCGCAACATCTTTCAGTGCAGAGGCCATTCCGCCCATCTGCTCGGTCGCTAGTTGTTGCTGTTCTTGTTGAGCCCGTTGTTCACGGATTTGTTCTACCTGCTTAGGATCTCTTATCGCAGTCTTGGAAACTCGACGATAAGAAGCAAACTGCTGAGCAACATCACCAATATCAACAGTATCGATAACAGTTGGGTCAGCTTGCATGAGAGGTATAAAGTCTTGTAAGAACCTCTGTAAGTTAACCGCTTTGCTAGAGACTTGAGACTCAGCAGCAGGACTGATGTATTTAATATCCATCGTGTAGCCCTGAGCAGACTCAGGCGCAGGTGGTAACATGCGGTTCTCACTTAAAAGTTGTAAAGTATTTCGGATCATAGGGCCAAGGAGTTCTTTCTCCATACGACCAAGCATCGGGGATAACTGACGAAGCATTTCATCACGATCATCCATGATCTCAACTGTAGTTTGACGCTCCTTCTTCTTAGGACGCAATAACCAATCAACATAGAACGAACGCGCAATATGCTCACGCTTCTGATCCATGATCTCCAATGTGATATTGAAATTATTTCCTGCCTGTAGTTGCACAGGATCCTGTGTGCCGGGGGCGCGGATTATCATAGAGCCGGGCTTATATGAAACAGGGAGAGTGAACCCATCCTCATCCAATATGATTGGTGGTCGATTAGACAACTGAGCCGACATGATCAACTCTTTCATCATAATGTTCAATAAGCGAATGTCAGGTAAACATGACATAGCAGGTGAACGCCCGTATATCTCTCCTGCTACCTTGACCCAACGAGGAACAAGATACGGGAAATAACGGAAACCACCTTCACTCAAGACATGACGATCGTCTTTCAACCAATAGTAAGACCGATAAGGAAAAGAGAAAGGACTAGTAGGATCGTACTCAGCAGCAGGAAATACAGAATGAATGACTGTAAATTCCTCATCGTCCTTAGCCTTTGCAATCTTATCAGACAGAATAGCCTGTGGGAAGTTTTGTAAGATCTGTCTCTTAGTCCTAATAATAGACCTATGAACAGTGTCAACTTCACCATCATAATTCTCATCAATCATACAACAAGCCAATGGATAAGACCTGAATACAGGTGTCCGAGAGAACTTGTTGAAATACATAAAAGTCACTGCCGTTCCAAAGCCACCAACGTCAGAGAACGTTTCGTGCATTGCTGCTGTGTGATTAGACTCAGGTCGGCTGTAAAAATGATAAAGATAATCTGAGAGTTGCTCTAAGTAAATAACTAGGTCTCTCGGAAGCTTCTCTAAAGGTGCTTCCACAACACCCAACTGAAACCAACGCTCCGCGGGGGACACCAAATTTGAATGAAGTCCTGCCGTCAATTGCTCCAAAGCCCAAGGAGCCGAGCCATCATAGATCTCATCATGACGCTGATTACCTTTAGTAGAGTTACCCCAAAAATCTTTCGTGTTCGGACGAACCAACTTTCTAATGTTCTCCCAATGCGTAGACCAGAAACTAGCTCGGTTCTCCGCCTGAGTATATTTATCCATTAATACACGAACCACACCTTCAGATCTAACAGAGGGCGCTCCATAATTTGGATTGTTAGGATTTAAACTCATTTAAAACCTCCCCATCATACTAGCAGCTAATACTCCTGCAAGCTTTCTTCGACCAATTCCACCTGACGCTTTCTGAGCAACCGAAGCTTTCTGGGCAACCGAGGCTTTCTGGGCAGTGGGGGTATGGCCTGAGGCCGCATCTTTTGCACGCTTAGCTTGCCTAACTGCGGAAGCCAACCCACCCGGTGCTTGTGAAGTAGATCCCTCCGGGTTCATCTTCCTTTTTCGCTTCTGACCAAACAATCCCTGATGTTCTGTACCAACAGAGGCTGCGGCAGCTAATGCGGCAAATGCAGCAAACATTATAAACCTCCTCCAAGTCTACCACTCTTACGTTTCCTAGAGACAAATCCACCTCCAGAACCTGACACAATAGCGTAGTTCTGTCGAGAGGATTTCCGAGTAGCAGTAGATGCTAACGGATTATAAGTAGAGGCCTGTGCCATAGTCGGAACAGTTGGTGCAGGTGCTGCTTTCGGTATAGCTTTAACAGTCTCCTTGGCAGCAGCTATCGCATTATCCACAGGAGCACTGTCCACTTGGATCTCCTGCTTGGGAGCTGCACGCAATGCATCGAAGTGATCAATCACCCGAATTTGCGTATCCAGATCAGACCAATTATAATGCGCACCTGTCGCATTATATTGTTCCATAATATATGCGGTAGCTTTAGCCCAATTATCAGCATCCCCTTGCTCACGTGATTCAGCAGCACGACGAAGCTCTTTCTTAGCGGCTGAATATTTACCGCCACTTGGATTTGCATTATAATTAGACCGCGCGTAGTCTATCGTTGGAAAACCTGCCATATCTCAAAAGTTGAGCGTTATTTAGCAAAGGTCAAGCAAATACGTCATACTCACAGTCCATTGTAGTCTGCTGCTTGCGGTTCTTAGGTTTGATATTCAAACCAACAGCCATCGTTCTAAAAGCATCAGCACCATGACTCGCCCAGTTATGCTCAGGCCCCTTCTTGAATGTCTGGGTCTGCTCGTCCCACTTCTTAGTATAACTTTTCAAGGCAGTGATCAACCGTTTACTATTCTGAGGATGCAACCAACAACGCATCAGTAAATTACGTCCCGCCTCGATCCCGTCCTCAACCGTGATCTTCTTCACCGGAACTATGTTGCTCATACCCATCTCGCGCAATGTCTGCTGCCTAGTCTTACCTGTCGATAAATCATGCGCCTTCACGTCCCAAGGAAAATAATGCTTCCCGTAAATATATCCCTTCATCTGCAACATCTTCACGTAATGACCAAGACCCTCACCACTCTCCTCATGGTAATCAATGATCCACGGCTCCCCATGAATCACATGGAAAAATATAACAGTCGTCGCATCATCATAACCCAAATCCCATGCAGTATGAACCGGCATCGTCTGCTGATATATACACTCCTCGTTAGACAGGCGTCCCTCCTTAGCCAAATATTTCATCTGACTCGCATAGTAAGCTCCCTGAATCGGGGTCGAGAAACTGCAAAATGCCTCCTGCTGAAACAAGGCGTCATCCTTCAAGTCCTTCTTCAACCTACGCAACTGATCAGGATTCAACCACTTCATCTCCTTCGCAGTCTTATGCTCCCAATACCAATCTGGATCCTCTTTCGCCTCCTGCAATAAATCCCACCCGTGGTTCTCTCCACGTGGTGTATATATGAACATCGCCCATCCACCATTCTGAGCCAAGATCGGAGAAATCAATTTCCACGCCTGCGGATCCATCAAGCTCCACTCGGAAAATATTACACCCACCGGATTCGACCCTACCAAGGTATCCGGCTTGTCCGCCCCCATGATCTGAAATACCGACCCATTCTTCAAGGTCAATCGCATGTCGTTATTCGAGGAACTCTGGATCAAGTCCTTAGGAAAAGCATCTATGAACCGGAGGCCACGCTCGTCAATCCCCTGCCAAGCAATACGACGACCCTGATTCAAGAACGGATAAACAATCCAATACAATCCAACCCTCTTCTGGCTCTCCGTCGACATGAAATTTATGCCCGTGTGATCCTTCCCGTGTCGCCTAGGCCAAACTACTACCGCTCGCGCATTCTTCGTCGTCTCCATGTATTTCCACAAATTCAACTGGAACCACAACGGCTTCCACCCCTGCGAAGGCATCCTAATAATCCCATCATCCTCCTGAGCCTCGTAACCCGGATCTCCAACGACTCCCTCCCACGCACTGTCCGTAGGGTTCAATGGTTCTTCGATGTCACTCATCTGTATATTTCCTTTAACTTATTGCTCATTGCAGAGGTCATCTCATCTATGAGACTAGGATCAAGGATACTGCGAAATTCTTCTGGATCTCCTTTTCTAAATTCACAACGAGTCATATCAGAACCTTTAGTTGGCTGAGACTTTAACGCATCTAAATTATAATCCCCACCCAAAAACTCAAGCATCTCTGTGAAAAACTTTACAGAATTATAAGCCATATCCTCATACCTCATAACCTTAATATCTAAATTACCTTCATAATCCAAGAACCCATCAGACCAGTCTATGAAAAACTTAGTATGCATCTCTGAAAACAAACGAATCTGATCTTTGAACTCTAAATTCACAAAATCAGGATCTATACTATTCAAATGAGATACATAATGAGGATGACCCTTCTTGTAATGAGCAAGATTAAAATAAAAACTACTCAAGGTTAGTTGACGAGGATCTCTTATTACAGAGACTACCTTCTTAACTCCGGTTATGTCTGCACGTTCTTGAAGTTTACTCACATCTCCATGACACTTAATTACAAATCTCGTATCCTTTATCTTATGATACTTAGATAGCTCATGCGTATCTCCATGAAAAGGTAAACCGTATGCCTTACTAACTATACGACAACCATAAGAACTACCACTACGTCCCTGAGATGAATATATTATCTTCATCACTCCGTTACCTCTTCGAATTCTTCATACATCTCATCAGTCAAGGTAGGATCCTGCTTGATCTCACTCACTCGCTTCATTGCCTCTGGGTGGGCATCTGCAAAACTCTGCACCTGCACACTGACATTCATCTTCGTCTCCTGCTGAATATCAATCGCTTTCAATGTAGCTACTTTCCTTTCCGAGAGGAATGTGTTAATCCTGATCCGGTCAGCCGACTTGGTGTCCGGATCCTGTGCTTCCTCGATCAATGCTAACAATGGATTATGTCCAGTCTCAGCTAAAGCCTCATCTAATAAAGCCATCCCGTCTCGACTTCTCCTCAGGGTCTGCTTCCTCAACTCTTGCTTTTCAATCTCTACACGCTCCTTCATGTTCTTTGGAGGAGGTGGGGCAGCGGCAGCTTTGGCCGCTCGTCGTTCATACAGCTCTTCTAAACTTATCTTCAAACGGGCAGCAGTCGCTTTGTCAGCCTGCTTGCTTAACTGAGCCTTTCGCTCAGGGGTCATCTTATACTTCTTTCGTTTCTTGCCCGTTTTTCTAGTCGTCATATAGTGAACACTTTGGACAAATCGTCGGTTTTGTCAAGATCGGCATATTCAAGAATAAAGGATGGTCAATTAGTGAGGATTGTTCGGGTGGTAGAACAAGAAAGTCACGAAAGTCAAAATAGGTTTTCGTGAATGTCTACTTTTTCTTATTTGAAGATATGCTTTATCAACGACTTACAAAAGGGAAGACAGCAATGCCATAAAAGACAGCACTTTTGAGAAAAAAAGGAAACTCTCTTTTTTTCAAAATAAGGGCAAAAACATGGCATTCCTGTCTAGTGAATTGTAAACCCTTAATAGATCGTATCTTCAAAAAAACAAAAGTAGACACCGACTTTTCGTCAAATGGCAAGGTCACTCTGAACCCCGCTCCAGGCCTATAATAGAACCAAGACGGCTGTTTTTGACTACTTTGACTAATTTTCACAGACGAAAAACATAAAGATTACCTAAATTTGCACTAAAAACTAGTGAACACTCTGTCCGATGGTGGTAAGAAAAAAAGGTTCAGTTTTCCTAAAAAATATTTGTAGGATGGTTCTCCCCTCTCCCACTGGAGATTTCCCCCATAGCCCCCCTGATCCAATGGATCAGTGGACATTCAGGCTCCGCCTTTCTTGGGTGTAATATTAACACTAAACAAAGGTTATCAAATGAGTAATAAGTTAAAACAAGCACAAGCAAAGAGAGCAACTAAGAACACTAAAGCTTCAGACGAGTGGGTGGATCTAGGTCTAGTCACAGTCTCACGTGATTACACAGCCGGTGAACAGTTCCCAACAATCAAGGGTATAAAGACCGGCTTCAAGGTAGACATCCCAGCAGGGACTACATGCCAACTAAGCAAATCACCCGATGGGGCTCTTCAATGGCTCACTCCAGTCATAGAGTATGATGAGTTCTAATCACAGGGGGGAGCAATCCCCCTTTTTTTTACTCCAACAACAATGGAACAACCAACCAGACACCATACAACCGAAGAAAGATCACGCTCCGCGTCTTTTTGGGTGTTGTAGTAAATAAATTACTATGGCGTTACAATAACCACATAAATACACATGATATGAAGAAAATAACAATAGAAGACACAAAGAAGCAAATGCAACACAACAAGCTAATAGATTTGGCAACAAGAGTCATATTCAAACAAAGGAATGATGGATCACCTGTAAGCATTAAGGCAGAGGAGCAAAACAGGCTAGCTGATGCCTTAGCAACCAAGTGGCATTTATTAGACGAGGAAGAAAAAGAGATATGTGCACCCTTTCGTAACTGCCGACGAGATGAGAGACACGAGCTACCCTACAAGAACCACATTCCAACAGAGGTTAAATTCGTAGTTGAGACAAGGAAGGAGAAGTATGAATTCCATGTAGACTACAGGAAGGACTCACTGAAGCAATTCATAGAAGAGGACTTCGAGGTAGAGTTTGAAGAGACAGGGTTATGGACGACCAAGGACTACATGAATCAGGTGAAGAACCACTTGCATGATCACATGATTGACAATAGATACAAATACTTTGAGATTGAGCATCATATAGTAGAGACACGAGAGCAACAGGCGACCAAAGAGGCATGGTTATCATCGAGCAACAAGGCACAAAAGCTAATGAATGGTGGCTACACAGAGAATGAGATAATACTAGGTGAGAAGTTGATACAATACTGTGTGATACTTGAGATTGATTGGGAGAAATGGGCAATGCTTAGAAGACCTGATCCAATGTGGAGAAAGATACAAATAGAGAAAGACCGATCACTATACGATGTATTTGAAGATGAGCAGTTGGCAGCAGAGAACCACATAGTCGATGGGATGAATGGTCGAGCACGTCTTGGGCGTATTGGTGATATAACTAGCACAGCGGCAATGAGCACAGATAATCTAGATGAGAAATATGACTACAAAGAGGAGAGAGAAGAGAGAATATCCGAGACAAATGAGGGGTATCATTGGGAAGGAATAAGCCACGCAAGAAACACAGTAGAAGGTGATTTTTGGGTTTGATTGTAAGTTATTAACTATTAATGAGAAAGATATACACATGAGCAAAGAACAACACGCACTAGGACACATAGCAACAGGAGTAGAAAACATATTACTTGGGACATTAAAAGTCCTACCTAATGTGTTATCATTAGCCGGTCAAGCCAGTCAGAAGATTGGTGAAGCAGCCGAGACAACCATTGTTAAGACAGAGCAAATGGTTCGTGAATCAGCACGTGTTCAAACAGACCCAAAGTTAAAGGCGATGATGAATGACCCACGATTCCAAGAACTTTACAAGGAGTATAACAATGCTAAATGACATGTTATTAATCATCATCGTTTGGATGGTAGCTAGAACATATTACAAGCAGAACAATGACAACGAGCAGTCCTAGTTTCGACAATGGAACATATTATATTAGCAACAATAAGCAGCTTGGGCATCACACTGATGATGCTCAAGTTCCTCGGACTCAGAACAATGCTAGAGTTCGAGGCGGTAATAGACATTGCATGGACAGTGGGCTTGGCGTATCTGTATCATTCAACTTTCTCCGGGATGACATTGGGTTTGCTAACTGGCGTTTTCGTTAGTATCCAACTCTGGATTCTCAGATCAGTATTTCCAAACAAAAAGATGAAACAATAATTTCGCGTCAGCCTGATAACTGACTAGGGGAGCCAAGAGACATTCCTCGAATGTAGAGGTAAATCAAACCAAAAACTCTAGCGAGCAGGGAAGGAGACGAGGGAAACCGATGACTCAGCCTTAATCACTTCGGTGTCCTGCTTGCGACCTAACTTTAAACAATATAACAATGGACATCATAACAGCAATTTATATCATAGCTTCAGTCATCATGGCTGAAGCTAAAGGAGAGGGGCAGCAAGGAATGAAACTTGTTGCCGATGTTATTCACACACGAACTCAAACACGTAAGCTATCAGCCATTGAAGTAGTGACAGACCAAGGTGAGTTTCACGGATTATATCATATTTCGAAACAAAACCACCATACACCCGAAGGACGATTTGCTTATGGGCTTGCATGTGAACTAGTGAACGGAGTTGATCCCATACCTAATCAATCATTTGAATATTTCACAAGCAATAAGCCTTTGGGCATTCCTGTGAACAGTTTACGATATAAAAACCATTTATTCTACAACCTATGATCACAATAATCACATCATCAATGTTCCTAATCAGTCTCACTCTTGGGCTGATTAGTGGAGCGATCTATGCTCTCATTAATAGTAACAATCAAGCAAGCCTATGATTTGGGCTTTTTAATGGGTTATAACCTAATAAATAACATCA